CAAGAATTTTTTCGATTGTCCCATTCGACTTCAGCATCGCCTCAAACAAATCGCTTACTGGTGTTTTATGCTCGTGCATCAATACACCATCTTTGGTCCTATTTGTAAACGACTGAGAAAGGATTTTTTCTGCTCGTGGCTGATCTTGCCAGACCAAGTTGAATAGATCAACTTTTCCATTACACACGTCAAGCGCAGCCTGACTTGCGTCATGAGGCCAGTTTAAACTTAACCATTTAATATCGTACTTGACAGCGTTCCGAAGATGCGCGAGTTCTGCCTTAGAAACGCTCTTATCGTCTTTCATCTCCTTAAGATGCCTAATGCCTAATGCAAGGCGCTCTGCATAAGCTAGGAGCGTTCGTTCACTAATGTTGGGAGACTTCGTTGTTCCCTCGCCGAGAAGGTCATGGATTTTCATAGGATCATTTCTCCGATTGTGCGCTGAGGTTGTCCAATACTCCGATTCCACGCTCGCCGAATCGTATCTTCTTTCTTTGCATGCTCTGTACAGAGGCGCAGTGGATCGGGTGTCACGCCAACACGTCCCAAATCGAGTCGATCGCTGTCCCAGCAGATTTGAACAATAGGACTTTCTTCTGTTTCGCCGTCAGAGTGACCAGCAATTGCCGTGACTAAGCTGCTGTAGTCCGATGCCTTAATGCTCAGTTTGTTGTCATAGAATAATTTGCCAATCCACTCTGCCGCGCGTGGACCATGTAGATAATCAGTTCCCTCGTCAAACCGCTGACTATCATGTAAGAACGCGAATAGGCACGGCACAGTTGGATCTTCACCCATTGCTTCACACAACTCTTTTCCATTGCGCCATACTCGCGACCAATGAGCGATGCCATGCCAACCGTGATTGACGTCGAGACTAAACTGCGGAAGCACTAGCGATAGTGCCGTTTCAACGAGATGTTTCATACTAATTAAGGACTCGATTCACACGAATCAGGGTCGCAATTGCCTCTTGTGATTCTGCGTGTCCAACATTAGACGTATCAATTTGCTCACGGTCAAGGAACAGGATTGTTGAATCAATAGTTGCTTGAAGCTCATTCAACAAATCTAATTCAACGCCCATCTGACTTAGAAGACGCTCCTCACCTTTCTTCCATTTCCCGATAACGCTCGCTAACTGATATGGCAAAGTCCCAAAAGTCTTTAACGCAAGTTCGAGTTGTTCGTGTTTGATCCTACCAGATGGCGAATCAGCAGGAAACCTGTTCATGTAGAAGTCGACTAGATCAAGCAAGTTCTGAATGATCGCCATCAGCATCAAAAACGATTTATCGCCTAAAGCAATATGACTTTCCTTTTGTTGCGCGTTGTTCATATCAATCCAAGAATATATGAACTATTTAGCGATGAATGAATACAGCAATTGCGAATTATTTGACCAGACGCCATTTCACAATGTCGCGCGGCGAGGTACCGCCTGCCCACCATTGCCATCCAGAGAACATCCACGGTTCATCTCCGGTCGAACGTCTGCCATCACGATATTCGACTTCAACAATATCCTTGTCGTTGAAGAACGGACTATCAACTCCGTTGTAATCCTGCCATTTGACTTTCGCATTGGCATCACGCTTGTTTTGTTTAATTGCCAGAATCGGTGCCATTGTGTTCATGATCTTCCCCAGTTAGAAACTTTTTTCGAAAGCGGCATTGATTTCCAATTTCTTTGTTGCCACCGCCAGTTCACGAAGAAGATTCACCTTCTCGTCGCGAACCCACTTTGGAGTAATCTGTCGAACCGCACCAAAGACGTTTGGCACTTCATCTTCGGTGCCTTCATAAATCCAAGCAACCGTTAGTAGGTCCCAGTGAATATCGCCTTCAACTTTCTTGTCCTTCCTCAGGACTTTGGCAGGTCGAAAGCGATTTTTTGAAGAACCGCCAATCGAATATCGAACAAGGTAGGTACATCCAATTTCAGGATTTTCCACAATTGGGGTGAGAGATTTTTTCACGACAGTCCCTTAGCGTGCTGCCATCATCATTGACAGAGACAGACGTTCCCAATTTGCTGGTTTGCAGCGGCGGTTAGTGGCAACTGCGATCAGAGTTCGCAGGTTGATCGACTTCACCTGAGGATTGTTGATGTGCTGAGCAATGAAGTTCAGGGCATCTTCCTTGATGTCCATGTCGATGTCTGCCAAGAACTCTCCACCTTTCACGATTTGACGCATCCGAGTAATGATCTCTGGGCGAGTCATCGACACATCGGCAGGAGCAGAGCGACTGATGATTGCCTGAGGGATCTTGAACATCGGCAGGTTGCTAATGAAGATCACAGCACCAGTGAACTCGAAGGACTTTGGCAGGTCACCTTCACCACCAAACGACTCAGCGTTCCAAGTCACGATACGACGATCGTAACTGTCGAGTGCTGCCTTCAGAATATTCGCAGCAACATCATCACGGAGAATGCTATCGCAGTCATCGAACACCACCAGGCGATTCTTGTTTTCGAACAAGGTGCGGAACAGACCTTTGGCGGTGCTGTAACCCTTTACAACAACATACGACGTGCGACTGTTTGCCGTGTTGGTGGAGGCACCGATTTCCAGATCTTGAAGATCTGTCAAACCGTTCTTGCGGAGTTGACTGAACACCGTGTACGACTTGCCGAGACCGCCTTCACCAACAACGATTGCCGATTTCATGTCACGAGCAGCGACCATGTCAACGTAGTCAGCGAGGAATTCAAAGCGTTCGTTGATGTCGAATTCTGTGAGAGGAGCGGAGTGTGCTGCCATACTAGCAGTTGCTGCGCCAAGTTCTTCAACCTTGGTAATGCCGAGGGCACGAGCGCGACCATTGAGACCACGTTCGATGACATCACGGACATACTTCTTGTTGGGACTAGAAACAACCACCTGACCACCGAATGTTGCTTCCCATTTCTCAGAAGTGGTGTTCAAGGCGAGGATTGCTGTTTTAGACATACTTGATATTCCGTAGTTCGTTTCGATAGATGTATTCTATCACGAACCTAGGATCTGTACACAGCGAAGTTGTAACGATTGAAAGATCGTTACAATTCAAATCACCGAAGTTTCGCCATTTCACTACAGAGGGTTTCGAAACGTGCCGTGAGGATTTTGTCGAATTCCAGGCGCTCTGCCTCAGGCGCAGTTCGCGCCACACCTAAATCCATCGCCGCGAGTGTGAACTCCTTCAGCGCCATTCCAAGACTCGCAGGCAATAACCCAGACCGAATCTTCGAGCGATGCTGGAGGTCATCAACAATGGTAGACGCTTCGTGCGTTTCAAACGCTGTCCGAAGGACACGATCAACTTCCATTTCCGACATGTTCGGATAGACAACAGACTCCGGCGACAAATGCCGAATCAACGTTTGTGGCATTGTTTTCCGAATCCAACGATACATGTTGGCATGTTCTTTATCCATCTCCTCAAATACTTTCATAGATACCTTTTGGTGTTTGATTATTGGAATTGTCTGTTAGGAGGCAGTTTGCTGATCCGTCGCAAAACTCTGTACAACTAGACTTAACCGACGATCGACGGTGTAGCGATTGAAATTCTTATTCCAAATAACAGACATCCAGTGCCCTTGATGTTTTACTTGGTAAGCGATGATGAAAGGGTCAGGATGTGCTCGTGTTGCGTGACCGTTTGCATCGCAAAAATCTAAGAACGCCTCAACCTTCTCAAACGCAACCCAAGGTCCTTCACTTGCCGCTCTAGTCTTTCCATCAGGCATAGTGTGTTTTTTCATTTTGTCCTTTAAGTGTTAATAAACAGTTGTGAATTGATCTTTGTCATGTTCTGCCCTTTAGGTCGTTGGATAGATTATACCACAACCTTAGAATGGCGAAGTGTATCACATGCTATACAAACACCTTTGAATGTATAGCAGGCGATACAGATGATCAATAGTTTTCAGTGTAGGTGGTACACCAAGCGTCCGGAACAGTCAGATCAATTCCGAGGTCACGACCTTGTTCGATCAGGTCGCCAATTGCTTTTACGTGCTTTTCTGTGGCACCGGACTTTGAAGTTCCCCACACCACCTGAAGAACATCGGTCGTGTAGAAATAACCCTTCATGCCTTTTGGCAGAACCGAAACTTCGAGGTAGGAGAGAAAGGATTCTTTGCCTGTCAGCTCGATGCCTTTTGTGCTGTACAGTTTTTTGATGGTGTTGTAGAACTTCAGGCGAAGTTGTGAACCATCTGGGAAGGTGAATTGGTGAATGAAGGACATTCGACCTGGTTGAAAGTTACCTTTCAGGAGAGCGATGATCTCGTTCTTGTCTTGAGAGTCGGCAACCGGTTTGTCCGTCTTGCGAAAGGCACGGCGAAATGCGTCTTGGTCACGAATCAGAAGTTGGAGTCCATCAAGAGTCATTTCATTCCTTTGTAGTTGGTAAACCATTATACCACAACTTCGAACTACATTGCGCCAAGAATAGTATTAATCCCAAGATTGTATTTTACCACTAATACCGCAATCGCAACATAGAGGACGCTGATACCAGTGGAAAGAACTACACAAGCGACAGACCTGTAGATATGACCCTGATCGTAGCACTTCATTGCCTGACCGCCTGCCCAAGTTGGAACAAATGCCAAAAGGACTAGGAGCGAAATCTGAATCGCAAATATCATATATGCCTCTGCTTATTGAAGTTTCTGCTCGACCCAGCGATTGATCGCTACACGTAGAGCTGGTTTGAGATCATTCTTTGTCACGACTGAACGTGTGTCAAAGACAACGTCACCTTCATCAGAGATGTTGGCAATGCCGCTCGACACGATAGTATCCATGAGGTCGATCGTCGCGTGCTCTAACGCCTCATCGTAATTGACATTAGTGAGTTGGTCGAGTTTTGTTTGCTGCTGAAAAACTTCTATCGACAAATTGATATTGTCAACAGCCGATTCAGACAAAGCGTCGCGAAGTTGAATCGCTGTAGAGATAGCGGTAGAAATTACAACGTCAACTGCTGAGATAAGAAAATCTAAATCTTCCTGAGTTTCAGCAGGATCAAATGTTACAAGAGATTGAAGTTTTTGCCCAGTCGACTTTTCAAGTAAGGCAACCAGTTGCTTTGAGATTTCGATTGATCTTTTATCTGCTTCAGTCTTGCGTGTTGTTATTTTCGCCACTATCGTCTCCTAATATTGAGGTATCACAGAGCCATTCAAAACCAAACCAGACGACGTAGGTTAGCGCAACGTATCCAAGGAGAATTGCGATGTTAAGAATGGCAGTCATATATTTATTCCTCGAGAACGAAACCAGTGCTGGCAATTACGCCAGGATTACAAAGTGCTACCAAACCAGAGAGTTCGGCGGCATCGACATCGATAGGATCCACTGGTTGAAATCGTTCAAGAAATGATTCAATCTCAGCATGCCCTTTAAATTTTGATCCGGCATAAGTGATCTGTCCTCGACGACTTGCCGTTACGATCAAATACTCATTCAATTGTTCATTCAAAAACAGTTGACCTTCGGTAATAATGGGCGCGCGATTTTGGTTCAAATTGTTCTCCAGAAAATTAGGGATTGCGCCTATCAGAACGATAGGCATGGTCTGATTATAGACTTTAGCAATCCTAATGTACATCTAGAAATCTTGGTTATAGCGTGTCCACGATGTCGCCACTTGTGAACGCGATCGGTTTAGGATACACATCTACCGGACCTGGCAAGAACGTTTCGTTGTCGCTAATAACGCTGAACGAAATCGAGGTTGTCCCATCAAAGTTCGTACCGCTGTCTGTGCTATACGACACATAAATGCGAAGTTCCGTATTCGAAGTACGATACACATTAAATGTTTGCGTGACAGAAGAACCAGATTGTGTTAGCGACAACAGCTGCGTTGCGAAAGGAACAGCGTTCCACAAACCGACATTAGCAGTTGGGCGCGTTAATGTCAACGGCAATGACTGCCCGAACACTCGTGATTTATCCGCAGTCAATCGAACAGTGCCGACAGAAGCGAGCAGCAATCTGAATTCGTTATCTGCTTGAGTCGATCCGTCAGGGTGTGTCGTTGAAATTTGAATGCCACCGCCAGAACCTAAGAATCGATTCAGCTCGTCCATTGATGCGAACTTGAATGAGACACCGCAAGTATGGGATCCTGAGCTAGGCATTGTTTTTGGAACAACGCACCACGGAGTAATTGATGTAGTCGCAGCAAACGCTGTGTTTGTACCAGTTGCGCCATTGATACCCTTAAGAGAGAATCGTTGCGACACGGCGGTATTCAACGCATTTACCGTTTCAGAGAATCCTTGACTTGCGCCAACGGCAGAAATCTTGCGTGACGCGCGACGAGCGGCAGATGGGTAACGAACGTCAGATGCTGAATCCAATCCAATAAGAGATGAATCCACTTTACGTCCGTCACTGACAAATGGAAGATCAGAGATGAAGCGTTCGTATCCGATTGGAAGTTCTAAGCGATTAAGGGCGTACTTTGCCGCAGCAAGAAGAGTGTCCCAGTCATTTGAATTTGGCTCGACAAGCAGATGCTCGATCTTTGTACCAACGATTGGGACAGCAGATGCCCACACGAAAGCAGCGCTATCATTTGGGTAGATAGAATTGTTTTCCGCGATTGGCGTTGTAATTGTGCCAATGATGTATTGCTGTGCCGACGGCGTAAAGGATGCCCATGTGGTTCCGGTGTCATATTCCCAAGTTGCGCCAGCACCTTGTCGAACAACAAAATACGGACCATAGGCGCCTGGATCAGGCACAACTGCCGGAGAAAGAATATTCAGCTGGTCGTACATGATGAAGGCATCAGCAAGTAATCCCTGATGGCGCAGGAGACCGCCAGGGAGCGCTGTGGCAATGCCGCCAATAGAAATAGTTCCAGCGGTTTGTGCGATAGCAGGATCGGCAACAGGACCACTTAGGTATCCATCAGCTGGAGTTGCTGAGTCGTTGAAGTAGAAGAACGTTGTGTTTTCTGCTTGCTTAGTGATTTCGCGATCTTGATCAACACCAGATGCTGGTGAGTAAAGAACATTTGAATCAAGCGGCAAGAGCGCTTTGTACTTTGCGCGGAAGTCATTGTCCAGAGCAGCAAAGTTTGTGAGATTTGTAATTGAGCGTCCGATTGCTCCGCTACCGTAAGTTGAAACAGCATTGCCGATAAGGCGAGAAAGAAGTTCACGAACACGATCATACTCGGCACGACCAGCATATGTTTCTGGCGCTGGGTGAACTTGATCCCATCCGCCAATAGCTGTAGGCGACGTTGGGTAACGACCGAGACCTGTGTAGACATACATAAATCCAGATCCGGATCCTGTACTTTCGTACCAGAGATCGCCAAGTGCTGGCGATGCTGGAGGTGTTCCACCAGTAGCAGTTACTTGGACGCCACCCAATGATTTCCATGTTACGGTTGGCGATGTAGCAATTAAGACCTTGATGATCTTTGCCGTTGCATCGTACCAAAGTTGACCAACTGTTGGATTTGCCGGTTCAACAGTATCTGCGAAATTCTCAAGCAGATGAAGAAGATTTTGCTGTTGAAGACCGCCGTAGTTGGCAGCGCCCTTGCCGGTGAGAGCAAGTGATGTGGCAGTCGAGTTTGATGTTCCAACTGGCACAACAATTGGTGCTTTAGCAATTGGGTCAACTGACTGATCAGTGAATTGAAGATTGTATGACATGTTTGTTCCTCGTCGGATGGGGATTAATAACAGGCATGTCCGACTTTCTTATTGCCTGTTTTCTATTTACACAAAGCAAAGAAGGATCCAAAAGGATCCTTCTTTCAAGCATGAGCAAAGTTTACGATGCTCGCAAAATTGCTGGAGGGACAAATGAATGACGCGATGTCGCTGTGCGCGGAGTGCGAACAACACGTTCATCTGGGGATTCAATGAACGGCAACATCTTGGCAAGGATTTCAGAACGAACAACATCAGTATTCGAGAATTCAATCACGTTGATCCCTTGAACACGACCTGCTAGTTTACGAACAACCCACTCGAGGCCATTCTCGGCAACACCGCGAAGGTCTGACTGGCGAACATCTCCATTGACTGCGAACTGTGCGTAGTTACCAATTCGCGTAATGAACAACTTCATCTGCTCAATCGTTGTGTTCTGCGCTTCATCAAGAATCACGTATGAATTATTGAAGGTACGACCGCGCATATAAGCGAGCGGAGCAAATTCAATCTTCTTATCGTCGAGCAACTTCTTTGCCTGCGTTGGACCAACGAGGTCTTGAAGAGCATCAAGGAGCGGAAGCAAATACGGAGAGATTTTTTCTTCGAAGGTACCAGGCAAGAATCCAAGTGATTCGCCTGCTTCGCAGATAGGGCGTGTGATTACAACGCGGGAAACATCACCGTCAAGGAGTTTCTTAACGGCGACTGCCATTGCCAAATATGACTTACCAGATCCTGCTGGACCGGTGCCAATCGTGATGTCTGCTTCTGTGAGACTCTCAAGATAGAATCGTTGCGACTCTGATTTTGGTTGTGGAACTGAGCGGAGGCGGATTGTTTTTCCTTCGTGAAGTTGTGCTGCTTTAGAGTCAGCGGGATATTTTTGTTTCTGTGCCAGTGCCAATTTTCTACCCATACTAATCCTCCTACGGATATTCAGGAAAGTATAAAGTCATACGGAATGTTCATATGACGCGAAATCGAACAGAAGGACTTAGATAAGTGCTTGAACCGCATTAGCAGGTTCACTAAGTGTAGGATATGTCCTTGTCGATTCTAATGACCAGCGGTGTCTCTGTAAAGTATGTTGAACAGGTGATCGCTGATCGCTAGGTTTTAGTCTTGTTTCTGGAGAACGAATCGCTGCCAATCGACAATCGAAAGGTCTTTATTATGAAGCGCGGATTCACCAGCAACAAGGCAATCTTTCAAATACTGTGCCAACTGAACCTGATTCTCAGGTGTCATTGCTTTGAGCGCATCAACTACAACAGTGTGAGTAGCGCCGCTCTCAAATGGAACAGGATTTTCTAATTCTAACGAAGCAGACTTCAAACCGTTCTTGAAGAACTCGGACAACCACCCGAGAACAAAGATTTGGTAAGAGTTTGTGACCTTGCCTGCCTTGATGATCTCATCAAGGGTAAGAGCAGTTGAAACAGGACCTTGCGCTTCTGCGAGTCCGATTGCTGCTTGAGATGTGATTACTTGGTGAAGTTTCATTTATCACTCGTGTCTAAAGTTGATTCACCTTTATTTATAGGCAATTCGCTAGTCACGAACGCATTTCAGGACCTGTAAATAGTTCAATCAATAAAGGAATATCCATGTCTGAAACAGAACGCTTTGTAGATCAAGATGAGAATCCAATCCCGCCGCAGAGTACTTGGGAGACCCTGACTGTCAACCAGTTGATAGATATTAAATCTAAACTCTATGACAAGGCATTCGCATTTAGGAACACACCACAGATTCTGACGGTGTTAAACAAGTCGATTGAGACTATCGCTAAATTGATTTCGAAGCAGTCTTCTTAAAACAAGTGATGATTGCGCCAATTGCGCCCACCTGCCTGCGCCCAGAGGCGCCGAACTTCCTCTTCGGACATATCAGTCCTTCTTCATCATCCGTTCTACGACCACTAGGACCAGAACAGAAACTAGGAACGCAACGTGAATGCCGACCTGTGCGAAAATCGTCGTTGCCTGAATGTTTTCAGCGTTGATGAATGTCTTCAGCAAATGGATCGAACTGATCGTGATCATTGCCATCGCCAACTTAATCTTCAGCACACCAGCATCGACGTGACTCAACCACTCTGGTTTGTCCGGATGATCATCAAGATAGAGACGAGACACAAACGTTTCGTATCCGCCGACGATAACCATCAGCAGTAGATTCGCAACCATCACAACGTCGACAAGTCCTAACACCGTCAACATCACTTCAGTTTCGCTGATCACTGCGGCAGAAGATACCAAATGCCAAAGTTCGACCATGAACTTGAACACATAGATACACTGCGCGATGATCAAACCGAAGTACATCGGCAATTGAATCCACCGACTTGCGAACAACGCATCTTCGGCGATGTTCATCAATTTGCCCTGATTGTTTTCAGAACGACCACGACGTGGTCGAATACTCATACAACCTCCAATGACCAAGTGTCGAGATAATTCTTCTCATACCATTCGCGCCAATCAACGGTCTTGCCGCGAAATGCTGCCATGATCTGTCCGAACAAAGCATGATCCTTGAATGCGAGCGCCATGTCTTTGGGAGTACGATTCAACACTCGACCGTTACCAACATGTTCATCTACTGCCTTTTCAGCGGCGGCAATAATGCCGTTGATCTTGTGCTCGACCTCTAGGATCGGTTCAATGCTTCGTCCAGTCAGTGCGAACGCACCTTTCAAATCGTCGGATTGGTCTGCGAGGACTGTGCGAGCGATGTCGCGCCAGCGAGTAAAGGTCACAGAGTGGTGGAGATCGCAATACCACTTAGTCTTCAACTTGACCATGTCCTGTCCGAACTGAATGACAACGCCTTCCACACCTTCCGTTGTTTCAGCGTAGTGTTTCAATTTGTCCCACGAGACAGCACGATCAAAACATCCCATGACCATGGTTTCTTCCATGAATTGCTCGATGATGTTTTCAACCAGAGGAAACGGAGAGCGTAAGGCAATCAGTTCATCTTCATCCAAGTAACGCCCAGACACATTTTCGCGAACGTGAAGCAACGTCAATTCGTCCTTCTCGTAGATCAACACGATTGGAAACTTTGGCGATGTGATCTCGAAAGTCGGAGTCAGACCAGCAAACAGCATGCGTTGAATCCAACGATTGCCACCTTCGGTATTCATCGCCACAGTCAGAGCAAGATCCGCCTCTTTTGTGTCGAATGACTTCTTGGTCTTCATTCGCCAAGTTCCGATTTGAGTGTTGACAAGGACTGGGGTCACCATTGACCCGTCGCGCTTTGTCATGATGCGAGTTACATTCATCCAATCAAGATTCTCAGGAAGCGTGGTTTCACGCTCGCCAACGTTGAAGAACTTGTGTAAGGTCCTTGCTGCGATTGTGCCGTCCGGATGGAATGAGATGCCTCGGCACTCACGAGCATGAGTGAAGTTTGTGTTGTCTTCATCGAACGTATCTTCGTCCTGAAGCATGTAGCACACGACTGTATGCCCAGTCGATTCTTCCTTTACACGAATCTGCGTGTTAGCAGCAACTTGTGGAACCAAGTCATTCAAGTGTTCAATTTTTGCGAACATAGTTTAGTACCCGTTTGTGAGTTCACGTCGAAGACTGCGCTGTTGCTGCTGGCGCACATTACCTTGTGAGTGCGCGCCTCCCTTACGAGACCTGGCGTGTGCCGCCAAATGGTTTCGCGGTTTTTGAAGTGGGACAGTGATTTTCATAGATGCCATTATACACCAAACCTGAATATCAGGTTCGACCAAGTTGTAACAACTATGAACCTGTAACTTTACTTAATATGTAGCGCGAGTGTCAGTGCTACGTTGAAAATGAACGATGCGGCAACTGCTATACGGAGATACAGAATTTGCTTCGTCTGTTTTTGATCGACCAATGAAAGATCTTCTTTAGTGATGTTCGAGTCGCTATAAACTTTCATGTTTATCCTTTATTCGTATATGAGATGTTCTTTTACCAATTTGATTGGTGTCTTACTTGTCTGCTTCTTTTTGCTCTGAGCAACTTTTGCTGTGGCGCAGGTCTCAACGATCTTGGATACAGCCTTTGATGTCACAGCATCAATTTCGCTGATCTTGATTTTGATTGGTGCTGCTTTTGGTTTTGCTGTTCCAGAAGGCATACCGGAAGACATTGCTTCGAATCGACGCTTTGGCTGCTGCTTGGCAATATCAGCAAGAAGATTCAATGCGGCAGGTTTTGCTACCTCAGCAACCTTCTTAGTAAACTCAGGCATCTTCGCAACGACTTGCGGCATTTGAACAATAAGTTTTTCTGGTGCTGGCGTAGCAACAACAGTTTCTTCTGGCGCAACCTCTTGAACTTCAGGCGCTGCTTCAGCTGGTGCTGCGACCGGCGCAACTTCAGCTTGTGGGTGCGGCAACTCCGCTTCAACGCCCATCGCAACTTCTACCTTCTTAGTGAACGGGGTGAACAGACGATTGTTCAATACTACTTCAACGCGCATATCGTAACTACCTGGCGCGATACTCACTGGCACGTTTATCTGCGCTTCCCAACCTTCACCACTCGACTGAGCAGCAAAACTAAGTTCTGGCGACGTGCCCAGAATCAAGCGAACTTTAGGTTCATTAGAAGAACCCATCACATTCACTTTGAACTTTACGAGCGTTGTTTGTCCAGCAGTTAACATAGTTTTACTCAAATTTCAGATCAAAGATATTTACGGTGATTTGATCAGAGACCGCCTGATCGCTGACCTCGAATCCTGTCACAGTTACGAAGTCCGCCTGCGCCATCGACACGTCTTGAGTGTCTGTGCCTGATTGCCCGAACATCTCGACAGTAATAGAAACGATCGGTTGCTCGAACGTGAAGACTTGATTATCTTCAAGATCAAATGGTCGAGCAAACTTGAACGTGTCACGAAGAACGCGTGGGTTTGTTCCAGCAGTCGCAACAATTGGCGGATGTAGTATTGGAACTAGCTCCGCAAACTTGTTTCTACAACGCCCAGCGTTGATTGTGAAACTGTTGATCGAACAGGCGTTAATTGCCATTAGACACGTGCCTCAAAGACCACCGAGAAATCGCCGCAATCGTAGAACATTTGTGGTGAAAGGTTCTTGCGCTTCTTGATCAATGCTTCGAAGTTGGCAAAGTCTGTTTCGTAGTTCGGTTGTGCCTGAAGAATCACGCGAACCAACTCAACGCAACTCAACGCTTTGTCATCCGCCAAGTCAAACAACGTATCATATGGTTTGCCGATTTGTTCTTTTGCCTTGTCGAGAACCGCTGTCCACTCTTCAAGAGTCATTGACTTCGGTTTCAGCAAAGCGATTCCGTGAGCATCAAAGACTTGATCAAATGGAGTAATGTGAACACCTTCGCCTGTTGCTTCGATGAGAGCACGATCGTTCATCCCAACAATTCGGAAGTCTGCTTTAGTCTGAACTTCATCTTCTAAGTTCATCAGCGCGTGCGACCAGTATCCCCACTTGAACGTAAGGACAAAGTTAGCAAGTCCGACGAAAAATGTTGAGAGGTGATTCTTGCGATGCGACAGAATAACAAAGTAGTTGTCAACTAACAACTCTTTGATTTTTTCCTGATCAGCAGCAGAAATTTGTGTTGACGAAGACCAATGGATCTTGCCGATACCAATGATTACTTTTTCTACAAGTGATTTAATGAAGTTCATTTATGTTACTCCGTGAAGGTTTCTGGCCAGTCAGTATCAGCGTCAAACTGCGAAATTGCTGACAACGTAGTGAGTGCGTTCATTGCGGCTCGTTTTTGCTCTGCAATCGCGAAAATTGTAGTATCGTGCGTAGCGTGTCCAACGAAGATCTGCATAGCCAATGTTGGTGTCATCGGGACAAATGAACCAGCCATAGTCTTCCACATAATTCCAGCAGGCATATTTGCGCCGAACATTACCAGACCTAACTGTTGAATTCGCGAAGAGTCATCTGAGTGAAACCAGTTTGCGCCGATCTTAACGCCATTCCCTTTGAGGAAATCACGCTTGTCTTGAATGGCGCGCCACTGACGAACTTTTGTTTTTTCGATGACTAGGAGATCTAATTCATCTTTAGGCGGAATTGGGGTGCCGTCTTGCCAAATCAATGAGTCATAATCAGACCCATCACCTGCTGCGGCAACGTCAACGTGCGGCATCATTGTGCCGATCACTTCTACGTATGTTGGAATTGCTACTGCCATTATTCGACCTCAGTGATAATATAGTTTGAAACCAGCGTTCCGCCAAGCGTGTTGGCACCAATCTGATTACAGTATGATGTGCCTGCCGTTGGATTACCTAGGCGAGCAGAGAAGGTGATTGCCGCCGTAGAACCTGGGGCGTACACTTTTTTCTGACGAAGTGGAACGGCGGTATTTGCCGCCGAGTCAGTTCGTCCTGCCACTGTGCCAATGTTTGTCGTTCCAGCAAATAGCGAAAGAATATTCGTTCCAGTTCCGGCGCTGTGCGACGAAGTGATACCAAACTCGATGATGATTCTAGATGTTGCTGAGATCGGGGTAAATGCCTGCGTGAAGATTTGCCAACCTTCAGTGCTGGTCGGCGCTGTGTTATCAAGCGGAACAGTTGTTGTGCCAGATGCCGCGGCAATTGTTCCAGTAACTTGCTGAAGAACAAGACCTAGAGGTCCCCAATATGCGCCAGTGTATTTTTCAAGCAGAGCATTTGTAGAGTTGAATCGCATATCACCGGCGACACCAACAGGTCGTTGTGCCGTTGTCCCAGATGGTGGGCGAAACGACGCAGTGCCTGGAAGAATAGGGTTGTCAGCGATTGACACGACAGATGGCGTAACGTTTGTACCGTCAACAACGGTAATTTGATTTGCTGTGCCATCGATAAGTGGAACTGATGTCAGATCGATCCAAACGGCGCCATCATCAAGATAAAATTTGTTCAGCGTTGTATCAAGAAAAATGCGACCAGCAATCCCTGCCGCAGGTCGATTTGCTGTGATGTCGGCAGAAATAGAAGTGATACCGCCCGCGTTCAGAAGAACTGGTGATCCGCCTACTGTCGGCGTTTCAGCGAATGAAAATGATCCTAAAACTTCTGTCGTCATTGGTGTTCCTACTGAACTGGTCTAATGTTTGAATTTGCTAGTGTATTTACGAAGGTATAGGTGATTGGCGTCCCCGCTCCTACAGTTGTCAGATTGTGTCCTGCCCCGTGAAGATCAATGACATTTGACGCGGTTGAACCCTGTCCTAATTCGTCAAATTCGTAGCGGCAAATCATATCTTTCGTGATCCCGTGTCGCGCACCACCGGCATTGTAGATTGTCAGAATTTCATCTGCCGAAAGAGCACGACGATAAACACCGATCTGATCTACTTGGAACGAACTAACTTCATTTGTTCCGCTTCCTGGGTATCCGTTGATGTAGACTTGATTTAAGAATCCCGCTTGCTGAACCGTGGTTGCCGTCGCTAATTGAACACCGTTTCGATATACCCGATGATTTGTTCCGTCATAAGTGTATGTGATAAATGTCCAAACATTGTTGAATGCCGTCATAACCCCAGTTGCCGTTGCTACCAGATTGCCGCCTCCCCATGTCCAACATACTAATTCATTCGTGCCTGTCTGTGTCCCAATCTGCATAGCAGTTACAGGTCCGCCTAGTGCTGTGTCCGTTGCCGGACCGTAGATTCCTACATATGATCCAATAACACCGCTGCCCCAGTTCGCGTTGATCCAAGTTGTGACACTGAATGGCGTAAGCGCACTCAGACCCATCGTCTGACTTGATCGAAGATGGATGTCTGAGGCGTTAGTCTGAATTGCCATTAAAGGTACCTAAAGTTGGAATGATACTTGCCGTTCTTGCCAGCACCAAGGGCGACAATGAGGTCTTTTAACGATCGAAAGATTGTGATACCATCAACAGTACATTGTTTGCCGCGTGGTTTGCGTGCGTGCATCGCACGCAAACCTGCTATTCTAGCTGCTCTAATTTCGTTGATCAGCACGCATTTTTGCTCCAGTAGTATTGTTTATTTATACGATACAGCTGTTTCATTCCTACGAAAATTCTACAGAAAGTTCTGCCAGAAGGAAGTTAGATGCCAATTGTGTGCCTGTAATTCCAGCAATACGACGTGTCAATTCGAATTGATACAAACGATCAGCAGTCAATCCGAGAGTCGACAGCAGAACTGTCTGCTGCGCATATTGGAAGAACGCATTAGTTGGGATTACAATGTTTGCCAATTCATTAGCGGCAGACCACGCACCGACAGCGGCGTTGTTTGGCAACTGACGAGCATACAGGCGAGGTTGAACCACCGAGGAAGTACCTGGCGCCGTTGTCGCACGTCCTCTGAACTTGAACGTCATCTGCGTAGCACCTGCTGGAATAGAGCAAGTGAATGCTACACCCTGTTCGACGGTGTTGCTGAATGCACGAACGTTCAACGAATTGAATGACGGATCGGTTGTTACCGGGGCAAGAGCGTTGATCGCAAAGTCAGCGTTGTTTGGTGTATCAAGCGAGTTTGCGAAGTACGAATAACGAGCGCCAATTGTAACGTTTGTTGTACCGCCACCAGCATCAGAGACATTCACTGCTTGTCCAGTGAAGTTAATCTTCGTTGCGGCAGTTGATACAGTGACTCCGTCCTTAGCAGTAACAATTGAAGATGGTGTAGAACCACCAGCAACAATCGACTGCCCATTAGCAACAACCACTACCTTCAGCGTACGAGTATTTCCGACGACCTGAATGCGAACAGTGTTTGCGTTTGTCAGAGTGATTGTCGATGGAATGATCACTACGTTAGTAGCGCTATCAAACACCGTGATGACAACGTTTGTTGTACCAAGGTTGTGAGCAAAGTCTGCGCGATAGTTCGTCCCAGAGATCAGTGTCCAAGCGGCAGCGCCTGCCTGCCCAACACCAACAAGACCTGCGGCATTGGCACCAACTGCGCCAGTGTTGACCCAGTTAGTTCCATTGTACGCAACAACTTGGTTGGTAGACGGTGATGTGATAACAACGTCGCTCATCTCGTCAAGAGCGAGAGTTCTAAATGTTGGTGTAGCATTGCCGCCAGAAACTGGACCGGCAAATACGGTGTTTGCTGCCTGAGTTGCCAACGTCCCTGTCAAAGTTCCGGTTGTTGTAACCGGTGATCCAGAAACCGTAAAGATCGATGGGAGTGCCAGACCAACTGATGTTACTCCGGTATTCGCAATGGTGATGTCACCAGCGATGCCAGCAGCATTTGTGAGAGAGATTCCTGTTCCAGCAACAAGTGTTCGTGTTGCCCAAGAATCGGCGCCTGTACGTACGGCAATGCCAGTTGTAGTAATACCTTCGAGTGCTGCCAAATCGTTCGCCAGGGCAAACGTGAGCGTTCCTGCGGACGTGATAGGCGATCCAGAAATAGTGATACCTGCCGCTGGCGCAGTTGCCGCAACTGACGTCACAGTTCCAACTGAGACAATACCTGTTTGACCGTTAACAGAAAGAACAGCATCGGTTGGAGTCAGCAGTTCTTGCCAGTTGGCAAATGTAGATGCCGGTTCAACACGAAGAATGTATGACTTGTTCAAGTCTGTTCGAACAGCAACATCACCAACCTGAGCAGTGAGGGCGACTTGTGCTGCTTGCGATGCGACTACAAAAGTGTCGGAGATCGCAGTTGCTGGCAGTTGAGCAAGTGGAAGTTTTCCACCAGCATCGAGAGTTGCCACACCATTCGCAGCACCAAGCAGCGTTGTGCTAACAGCATCTGTCAAACCGTATCCGGCGATAGTCGTTGGATTTGTTCCAGCAGTTACGCGACCGTAGGCGTCAGTTGTGACCGAACGATATGTCCCAGCGGTGCCGACCGTTGTAAGATCGAGGCCAATATTTCCTGCGGTGCCAAGCGGGTTTGTGATTGTGATTGTGCCAACACCGGAAACAACGGAGCGAGAAGCATAAGTTCCCGCAGCAGTGCGAGTCACGAGACCTAGAGCAGCAAGTCCAGACAGACCTTGAAGTTCTGTACCAAGGGTGAATGTCAATGTTCCAGACGAAGTGATTGGAGAACCGCCAACTGTCAATCCAGTTGATCCTGTCGCCGCAACTGATGTGACTGAACCGCCACCAGTAGAAGCGATGGTAATTGTTCCAGCACCAGGAGTAATCGTGACACCTGAACCAGCAGTGATTGTCTTGTACTCTAAAGCAGTCCCGCCGGTGTTGACACCGAGAACTTGATTAGCAGTTCCGAGTGCCGTAAGGTTTGTACCACCCTTTGCGATGCCAAGAGTTCCGCCAATGTTGTTCAATGTCAGATTTGCTTCAGTGACATCGATCGTTGGATTGCCAGCAACACCGTCGCCGTTCGTTACGGAAACTTTTGTTGATCCAGCGGTGATTGTTCGTGTGATAGCAACGTTGCCATTGCGAACAACAATACCATTAGTCGCAAGTGCTGAGATAGAAGTCAGATAAGTGTTAAGTGCCTGAGCATCGGTGATACCATATCCGACGAGCGTTGTTGGATTAGTTCCAGCGGAGATTCGACCTTTAGCGTCAACAGTAACAGACTTGTATGTGCCAGCAGTTACGCCGGTATTCGACAAAGTTGTAGTGATAGCATTTGATCCAGAACCAGTTACATCGCCAGAAAGGGTGATGGTTTGATTGCCGACCAGATACGCTGTGTTCGATGCTGCGGTGATAAGACCTTGAGCATTGAATGTAATGTTGTTGAAAGGACCGCCAGCAGTGATCGAGTTTGTGATCGCAAGAGAATTGCCGGTCTTAGTAAGACCAGCACCCGCGGTGATGTCAGCAGCAGAATTGAATTGGACCCAAGTGATTGCCGTTGTACCAAGAGTACCACCCTGATTTGCTGTGGAGACCCAAGCAGTATCGGCGAGTGTTGTACCTTCTTCAACGAACAAGAACGCACCAGGAACTTCTGACCAAGCGTCTTGATCAGCAGCACGAGACCAAGCAGCGGCAGCAACAACGTAGACGCCATTTTCGGCAGGCAAAGTTTGATTCTTTACAAGAACACGTTCACCGGCAGCAACAGCAACGCCATCAATGGTTTGCGTGCCAGAGAGGGTAATGTTTCCACCAGCAACAGTTGTAGCAACACGAGCACTTTGCTTTGGACTAAATCCCTGTACGGCATTGTCAACGTACTGCTTTGTAGCAACCTGAAGTGGCAGCGTCGGATTTCCCGCGACAGTAACTTGAGCGAATGTTGGCGATGCTGTCGAGTTGATTGACTGTGGCAATGACAGAGTTACAGCGCCAGTCGCACCAGAAGCAATGACCTGATTTGCTGTACCGGCAATTGATGTCACACCGGTATTCGAGATGGTAATCAGGTTGGAAGCGAGCGCCAATCCGATACCAGTCCCATTTTGAATAGTCTTGTATTCAAGGGCAGCACCAGCAGTGTTGACACCAAGAATCTGATTTGCCGATCCAATTGTGGTGCGTCCAGTACCGCCGTTCGATGTAGAGATCGTTGTCCCGTTCCAAACACCTGTTGTGATTGTTCCAAGAGTTGTAATCGATGATTGTCCAACGTACGAGGTAGAAATATCCAGAGTTGGATTTCCAGCGATAGCATCACCATTTACAACGGACAAACGATTTGTTGTACCTGTGATTGTTCGTGTTGTCCAAGTGTCAGTCGCAGTGCGAGCAGCAAGACCGAGTGTTGAAAGACCTTCAACACCAGCAAGGTCATTTGCCAGACCGAATACAAAAGTGCCTGTAGATGTGATTGGCGATCCAGAGATCGTAATGCCAGCAGAAGGAGCAGTAGCAGCAACCGACGAAACAGTCGCTGATGAACCAACCAAACTGAAGTGGAGAGCGAGATCGTGATTTGCCGAGATCGTGTCAAATGTTGGCGCGGCATCAAGGAGCGTCACGCCGTATGTGAAATATCCGCCAGCGTCAGTAGCACTTGTTACTGACCAACGTTGATAAATTGAAGAATCATTTCGGTGCTGAATCCAAAGTACAGCGCCAGGCGAAACCTTGGCGAGGAACAACGAAACATCAACGCCAACAGGATTTTCCTGATCGTCGATCTTGTCGACAAAGATTTCTGTCGAACTTGTGAGAACAGCATTGTTCCAGCGAATGTGACCTTCTAATGGATCACCAGTAGTCCCAGTTGTCGATTGGTACAGAAGATAGAGAGCGCCAGCAGCGGCAAGACCACTTGTTGCTGTTGTGATGCGACCCTGACTATTGACTGTGATGTTCGCATTTGTGTATGAACCTGGGACGACAGCTGTGTTATTAAGTGTCGTCACGATTGACGTTGTACCAGCGCCGGTGACATCGCCAGTTAGAGTGATGTTCTGATTGCCTGTGATGTAACCAGGATTTGAACCGGAAGTTACGCGACCTTTAGCATCGACAGTAAGCAGCGAGTATGTGCCAGCGACTCCGATGTTCGCGAGATCAAGCGTCAGCGTTTCATTTGCGCCAACGTTGCCAATCGTGGATGTAAGATTAGACGAGACGAGCAGTTTGTTATTCAAATATCCGGCGTTTGTATCGACCGCACTGATCTTGACTGCTTCGCCAAGACCTTGCGAGAAGACCATCCACTGTGTGTCATTCGCGCCGATCTTTTGGTACAGTTGTCCATTTGATCGAATGAACAACGAACCAATTGGTGCTGCCTCTGGAACAACTGTAGGGTCTGTGGTGCCTGCGAAGATACCAACTAGATCGTCGAGGTTGATGCCGTTTTCCGGCAGGAATGCGTCAGTAATATTTGCCACGTTTGGTCGCCTTATGAGATGATCTATTTATCGCCAGCAAGCAAGACGGGATCCATTTGGATCCCGTCAAGATAGAAATCGTAAAGACCGATTAGATCAATACTGAAGCACGACGTGCTGTAACGTTAACAGCAGAACCTGCTACAACGCGGAGACGGAGCAAACCACCAACTGCGTCAACAGAAACTACCAGACCTGGAATAGCAGTTCCGAGGCGGAGTGTTGCGTAACGTGTGAAGTCTGAACCAGTTGCTGTGCCGTCGCTGAGAGCATAAACTTCAGTGGCGTAAACACGTGTTGGGTCAGAAACGAGTTCAGCACGAACGAACCACTTAGCAGCGTCTGTGCCAACTGGTGCTGTGTCGATTGTCTGAACTGAAGTTACGTTGTTGACTGTTGTCTGAAGCGTAGCATTTGTCAATGCTGTGTCGAGCGCTTGAATGTTAGCATTAGCGCTGTTAGCAGCAAGAACATATCCGCCGTTTGTAACGTCTGGACCGATCTGTGTGTCGAGGGCTTGGAGGTTAGAAGATACCGAGTTACCAGCAACAACTGAACCACCAGTTACAACGTCAGGACCAATCTTCACATCGAGAGCAGTAACGGCACCAGAAACTGTTTGGTTCAGAGTGATGTAGTTGCCAGCGGCGAAGTTAACACCGAGGTGTGTGTCAAGCGCTTGAATGTTAGCATTGATCTTGTTTGCGGCAGTGATGAAACCACCATTCGTAACGTTGGCACCGATTTCAGTGTCAAGCGCTTGAATGTTAGCATTGATCTTGTTTGCGGCAAAGATGAAGTTGCCGTTAGAAACATTAGCACCGATTTCAGTATCGAGAGCGCCGATCGCTGTTTCAAGACTTGTGCCAATCAGGGCAAAGTTGTTTGTTGCGTAAACTGGAACTTCTGAACCAGCAGCAGACTTGCCAATGAACGAACGGATGAAACCGAGTTCGTCGAGGGATGTCTGATCAGTTTGAACCCAAGCAGAACCGTTGAATACGTATGTTACACCGGCTGAAGTTCCAGCATTAACGTAAACAGCATCGCCAGAAGATTCATTGTTTGTGTCTTCAACGAACACACCAGCTGCTTGGTCGTAAACGTAAACGTTCTTGCCAGCGCCGCCAGAGAGTGCGGAGAACAAAACACGTTGACCGTTGGTGATTGAAACACCGTCAACAGTGATTGGGGAAGTTGGAGTACCAGTTGGGAGGACAGTTGCTACATTGTCACGAACCTTTGCTGGTTCACGCCAAGAGATCGTTGCGCCAACAGCGTTGTTGACGTAAGTCTCTGAAGCAAGTTTCTGCCACTTGTCTGTACCAGTACCGGCAGAGATCTTAGTCCAGATTGCGCCAGTAACGTTGTCAGTGTAAACCGATCCAACGAGAGCATCAGCGGAGTCGCCAGCAACGCCTGGGTTGCCTACGCCTTGAAGGTATTGTACGAGGTCGTCAAGTTCAAGACCACGCTCGATACGGAAGAAATCTAATGACATTTATGTCTCCTATTTTAAGATGCTCAAATCGAGCGTGAATGTAATACGTTCGGTATATTTATGCGAAAGTCTTATGGAAGGTGCTGGATTCGAGTACACAGTACTTCAACTGGGTTCGCTTCGAGATTTGTCCAGACCAAGTCCAACTCTTTCGTTGTTTTGTTCAGAGTGATGTTGACAGTTCCGGCAAAGTTGTATCCAACACGAGCCGTTCTGTTCCAAACCACAGTTTCATTGTTAGCAGCAATGTCGCCCCCAATATTTCCAAGGACCTCAAAGGTACACGACAAGAAATTCGATGGCATCAGAATCGTGACGAAGAATTTGAATCCACGCTGAAACTGACTGTATGTGACCGAACTCAGCGGCTGTGTCCAAGTCGGATCAATTGGCACAGGGACAATAGTCGTTGCGCCGTGAACTTCTTCTGCTGCCGGAGCAGTTGGAGTAATCGAGATTGTCTTGGTTGTTCCAGAGCCTGTGACAACGACATTAGGGCCGACAAAGTTAAGTGTGTCTGCTGCCGTTACGAGGGAAACACCTTCGTCTTGAATTGTTAGAGCGGTTGCTCCTGGTGTCGATGAACTCTCTGGGAGCAACATCGCAAGTCGCATTGTCTCGGCAGTAACACGATGATCTACAAGTGTGTCATTGCCTGATGATGCGCCCCATGCCTGAGGTGTTGTACCTTCTTGACCGCGATTCGCTAATGAGAATGTAAGAACATCGCCAGTGCGTCCGGTGACACGAATAATTTCTCGTGCTGTCCCAGTTTCGTTTTCAAGAGTTACAAGGAAGAATTGATTCGGACCTGGATTTGGAAACAACGATCCATATCCTGCCATCACTGTCAGCGATGTTGCTGATGCCGAAATAGGCGCCGCTAAAAGACTAACGGCGTTGTTGGTAAAAAGTTGAAGATCGTATGCCATTATGCCTCAACCGTTTTTAGTTTGCCGCCGAATAGTTTTAGGACTTCCAGCAAGTCTGTTTTTGAATCGTTGCCATCGTCAATTGCCTCGGCAAATGCCTTTTCAAAGGCACGAACTTCTGCTAATGGCACAGCAACTTTGAACCGTTCAATCCCGTGTTCAATTGTATACACCTGAAAAGGTCGCTTATCTAAATTGTTTAAGAGCGAATTCATTTGTGACCTTTGTTGCTGTAGTCTTCGTAGTAAGCGAGGAACTTTTTGCGTGAGAATATGTACCCGTCAACATCGGCGATTTGAGACAGGAGAATTGGGACTACCACCTTGCTATCAGATTTCTCGCATTCAACGATAAGTCCAGAGGCAAGCTCATCTTGAACATGAAGTTTCAGACGCTTGACTTTGAATGGCAAAGTGGAAATTTCTTGATCGACTGATATTGTTTCGCCAACCTGTGGGAGTTGGAACTTTCGTTCGACAAACCCAGAAGTCTCAAACACGTTGTATCCGTCTGCTGTTTTGATCAACTTGACCTTGTGGTCATTGATCTCTGTAATGTCGGAGAAGTAGATGACGTCGCCGCCATTCACTATAACTGCCGGACCATCTTTCTTGTAATTTGTAAACGACAAAACCTTCGAAGGCAACCCGTTCGAAGATTTAACAATGTCGTTCTTAATTGGTACAAGCAGCATGGTAATAAGTTCTTAACATTCTATTTATGCGCGACAGCGCAGACAGAACTTATTACTCTTCGCTTAGGTCATCAGCTGCGTCTTGAAATTCTTCTTCAAGCAGATCTTCTTCAAGGTGCTGAATGTAAGACTTGAATGATACACGCTGCTTTCGCTGTGACATTGGGTCTTGACCCTCTGAGAAGCGGCGCTTTTGGCGCTTGTGCGGATCTTTCTTGGTGTTGATATGATCACCCATAAAAACTAAACTTTCTGTGTCAGGAGATAATTATTTATCAGTCTTCGAAGCGTCTTCTGTATTTTTGAGCGCGTCTGTGAGATCTTCGTAGTATCCGTGAAGGACATCAAGAAGACGGGCATTTCGTTCTGTGGCAAGGAATGCCGTTCGCAATGCCTTCACTGCCTCTTCTCGATCGGTTGGGTGCGTCACATTCATCATCTTAAAGAAGCCATCAAGGATGTCATCAAATGCTTCTTGTTGGGCAGGTTTGCCTTTGCGGTGAAGGTCAGGAACCTGCTGCTTGCCGAATGCTGATAGCATTGAGTTCGCCAACTCGCCAACCTGTCTATCGGTGTATCTAGCATCTGCCGCGAGTGTTCGAATGTCTTCAGCTGCCATCGACGATCCTGCTTCTCGTACTTGCGACGGTGACATCTCTTTGTAGGCAACTTTTCCACGCAAATTCTTGTCAGACTTAAATGCCTGATGCTGCGCAGTTGTTTCCATGCGTTCGTGAATACGCTTCATCCATTTCACAACACGTCCAATATCGCGATCGCCGACTAACGAATCGAGTTGTTCAGGTTTGAGCGCCGCAATGTAAGAATCATAGACCTCTTTGAGATTGCCGTACAATGAAAGGACGCGTGCCTTCATTTCTTTCGACGAAAGTTTTTTGAATAGGTCGACTTCTTTGTTTCCGAGGATGCGACGAATATCGAGATGATTCCAAGCGCCGCCAATTTCCTTGTAGTCGGAAAGATCAAATGACTTGGCAAACGACTTGACCGCTTCCACTGCGGACATTACTGTTTCGTCTTTTTGTGTTGATGCTATCGGGTCAACTTCACCGGTCTTGGTGTACTTTGTGCTGACTCGGCATGTGTACGAACCAGGTTTAAGAATGAATTCGCCTTCTCCGCCGTGTTGAAAGTGCGCCTGCGTATTCATGCGTGCCACATCAATCAGGACATCTTCCGGTTGTGCTAGGGTTGAAATGACGAAACCTAGATCTCCGTCAATAACGTCTTTACCACGTGACAACCAATTCATTGTTGCTTCGTGACTGGAATTAGCGGATCTAAATCTAGCAAACTGCTCAGCAATTTTCCGATCCGTTGTCCATGAACTCGCACGATCCCATGTCAAGTCTACGATGCGAGTGCCTTCTCGAATTGAGCGAAGAAATTTAAGTCCGGCACCAGTTTCAAGTTGTCCGTCATAGCGCTTGTATTCTGACAGTGATGACCCGCTGAATAACAATCCACGGTACAACAATGTTGGTCTTGTTGGTCGAACATTAGGGAGCGATTCGAGTTCCTTCTTTGCCGAAGGCGAAAGCGAGAAGTAAGTCCCGTTGCCATTGACCCATGACATTATCTCTTTACGAAGATGCGGCGACATTCCACTTCGTTCAACATAAGAATGTTCGCGAAACAGCGCAGTCAAAAAATCCTGAATTTCGTGAATATCTGCTTGAGTCAATTTCTCAGCACGAAGTTCGCGTAATCGCTTCAGCACATGTTTCGACATGTCCTTTACATCGCTGCGCGAGTTCACAAACTCGATGACGTTTCGGTTGTTCAGCACAAAGAACTTCAGAGTTGCCAACAGTGTCTTCTTATCCTGAATATTTTCAAGATCGGCGCCCTTGTTGAAGATGATTTTCGTCCGATCGTCTTTTGATAAGATTTTCTTTAGATCATCAATGGCATGCGCTGATGCCTCATTAAGCGTTGTGAGCAGTGTCATTATCGAAGATAGAGGTTACTATCTCCTATTTACGATTTAGGTTGAACCCAGAGTGTGGTTGACTCGCCAAGATTTTCTGAGATGATTGCTGAAACAATCGACCATTTGCCACCGCCTAATCCGCACCCAATGTCTGGGTGATGAATCGGAAGGTTCAATTCGTCTTTCAGATTGGCAAGAAAGTGTAGCGATGAATCAAGTGCGTCGTACTTTGTATACTTCGCACCGGTTCTGCCGTAATACTGCTGCCCAAACAGGTTCGCAACGAACAAGTCAGGTGCTACTCGAACGAGTTGACATTCGCCGAGAAGAGATGCGCCTGACGGGTCTTGTGACAGAAACCGTTGTGAAAGATTTCTGAACTGCTTATACACTTCCGGATACTTGTCGAGAATCGCCTTGGCGAATCCAGAACCCATAACTCCCTGACAATTAACCTGTTGAAGGATAATGCCAGAGGTTACTTCTTCGAGAATGTTTCCGACTTGAATTTTCATACGGACATTTTGAATTTAATACCAGGATGACTCTCGTAATCGAGGATCTGAATGTCGTCCATCTTGAAATCATCAATGTTCTTCACAGCAGGATTCAACCAGAGTTTAGGTGGTGCCATTGGTTCGCGACCCCATTGTTGTTGAATATCTCCCAAGTGATCGTTATACAAGTGCGTGTCGCCGAGGCACATGATCAAACGATCAACTGTACAACCTGTGACGTGTGCCAGCATGTGTGCTAGCATCGCGTAACTCGCAATGTTGAATGGGAGACCAAGTGCGGTATCAACAGAGCGCTGATACATTTGGAGACTTAGTTTGCGCTTCTGCGTCACGAAGACTTGGAAGAACATATGGCAAGGTGGGAGCGCCATATTGCCGAGATCAGCAACGTTCCACGCGCTTACCAGCATTCGGCGATCAGTAGGATTGTTTTTGAGTTTGTCAATGAGTTGAGCGATCTGATCAACTGGTTTGCCGCTGAGATACACAGCATCTCCGGTACTCAGGGTCGTGCCGGTCTTCTCGTAAGTCTTCCACGAACGCCACTGAACGCCGTAAACGCTTCCAACGTCACGATCAAACGTTGCCTTTGGTTTCCAATACGATGCTTCGGCATTGTCTGTCCAAATGGTGTTGTTGCCAAGATGGCGTGTTTCGTATTGAATCTCAGCAAGGCGGCGCTCGTCATTGCTACCTTCAAGGAACCAAAGCAGTTCCGCTTTGATCGCTTTGATCGCCATCTTCTTTGTCGTCAGGAGAGGGAATCCTTTTGTCAAATCAATGTCGAGTTGTTTGCCGAATAGCGCCCGTGTTCCAGTGCCAGTACGATCAGTACGATCATCACCCCTGAGGTAGATTTCGTTAATGAGATCGAGGTATTGATTTTCCCACGTGTTCATAGTTGCTCCTGAATTGATAGGTATTTTGGATGGACTTCATCAACAAGAAATACCCCGTTGTCTGAAATGAAGAATGAGATGCCGTCTGCTAGCATTTGCTTGGCATCAACTGAAAAGATTGTGACACCGCCCTTGCGACGTTGTCCTACTGCGCGTGCGGTGTTGAGGTCGTTTGACAAGTGAACGTGATGTCTCTTCATAGGAAGCAGACCGGACTTGAGAATAGCGCCAACGCTCTTAGTGTCAGTCCCGTGGAACAACTGAACTGGCGGGACCACATTCTTGAAGGTTATCTTCACAGTCGGCACGCTGTGACCTTGATTTGCGCGAATGCTCGTCATCGTCTCGTCTGAGAATGAATAGCGATCTTTTGAATCGTCAGCAACAATTTTCTTAATTTCAGCAAGTGTGAAATCGGTGTTAGTAAGGATTGACAAAACCGTACACCATCCCTGAGAATCAAGGGTCAGGTTTGCCGATTCAGGTTTATGTCGAAGTAGATACGACAGTTGAGTACTGCGTTGCTGTTGAGTTTTTGATGTCATACACCTATTCTATCAAAATCTGAGGTGCGACATCTCCACTGTTTCGGTTGGCACTAGCGTGACGTACACATCGCCGCGAGTTGTTCCTGCCTGCTTTAAGGTTGAGAACCAATCAACATACCCTTTGCCTTCGACCTTTACGGTGACCGGGCGAGAAGTGTCAGACCTCGGAACTTTGACCGTGTACTCTTGACCTAGAAAATCAAGCATTTGGACGCAGAGACCTTGTCTGAGATCTCTGTCAAGAACTTCTTGAGTGACTCGAAGGTCTTTCGTTCGGTGGACTCGCTCTGGTGCGCCATTGACCATTGTGTTCTCGGAAACGGCGTAATCAAGACTCGTGAATGAGTAGAGACTTTGGTTGATGCGAACAACCACAGTAACATCTTCAAGTCCTTCGATTGGTGCTGTGAATCGTAATCCATCCGGCGCACCTGCTGGAACTCGAATCTTATGCGACTTCCCATCAACGTTCACTTCGCATATGAATCCGCGATATGCCTCTGCCAAACTTACACGGGCAATAAAGTCACCTACATTCTTTCTGTTTGGCGGCGCGGGCGGACGATATGCTTGAACATATTGCTGTTGATACGGAGTAATTTTAGGTTTGGCAGTCTTGTATGCCTGCGATGCTGCCGCTTGCGCTCGCGCCTGCTTTGCCGCATACCCTTCCCAAACATCTTCCGGTTTAGACCAAGTTGTATTGCTGCGTCGAGGTTGCTGTTGAGCGGGACGTTGAACCGGTTCACTCCAACCGCTTTCAATATGTTCCCACGCCTGCTTCACCTCTTTGAACTTTGATTCGCTGCCGCCGCGATCCGGGTGATGTAACATCGCCAATTTTCGGTATGCCGCCCGAGCAACTTCAATTGAAGAACCTCGAGGAATACCTAAGATGTCATATGGGTTGTACATTGGCGAATTTCGACTATTCGCTATTTACACCCTGGATTCGTCACATTCGTTCTTGTAGATAAGAAGGTCATCGATCTGAAGAAGATCCAACGCGAAGCAGACAATGTAATCTGTCATCGCTGTAATTGGCGACGACCCAGCAAAGTTATGCGGATTGTTCTTCTCGAGAATCTCGCGATTGCCAGCAACATTCAAAATACCGATTTGGTTCTCAACGATGAATTCGAAGAGTCGAACACCGTGTTGACGAACTATTGCTAGCGAATCAAATTCATTCCCCGCTGGCAGGACTTCCATGAGATTGCGAATATCCAATGTCAACACTGGTTTGCCTAGTTTTTTCGCTGTGTTGATTGTGAGACGCGAACCTGGACTAGTGAGATCGACGCCGATAACAACCGTTCCATCGCTATCGAGAATGTTGGTTTTGGTTCGTTGATTGTAGTCGCCGCCAGGACGTAACCCAAAAGTTTCAAGCAGCGGGTTAGGTCCTAACTGAGTCTTGAAATTATCCGGCGCAGTGCCACCAGTCAGAATGCCCATTCGCCAACCGGCAATCAGACCACCAGCATCAGCTCCCGTTTGTCCACCGCTAATGATCTTATACAAACCATCATAGTTCATTTTTAAAGTCATCAGGCGGCGTCCTTCTTACTCTGCTCGACCTTGAGTGCTAATGCCTGAGTGTACAGTTGCTCTATCTTTTCGAAAGGCAAATCTTTAACCTGCTTGAACACCGGCACCACGCGAATCAGCATATCGTTTCGCCAACCCGCTTCGCTCTTAGCAATTGACCAGTTAGAGTATCCCTTCCCAGTAACCTTAAGGCGGTGATTTAGATTGTGACCAGCAGGGATTCGAACAGAGTATGTGTCGCCAAGAATATCCTTGACGTTGACCCATGCTCCAAGGATCAAATCGAGTGCGTCAACTTCAAGTGTCAACTCAACGAGTCCGGTGTCGATCACGCCTGAGAAGGTTTTTCCGTCTGGCGAAATCTGCTGAGTTGCCTCGTTGATATGTTTGACTGTGAACTCAGATGGTTCGAAGATTGTGGTGACAAATACTTTGTTGCCGTTCTTCGTTGTGAAATGTCCGCGAGCACCATTCGGCACGCCGGCAGGAATTTTCACGCTATCGTCTTGTCCCTTGATCTTCAGTTCAAGGTTGAATCCGCGATACGCATCGATGATCTTGACACGAGCAACAACATCAGGAATGACATTGACATGCTGACGCATCTGTCGAAGGATGTCGTTGAGGTCGTTGTACTGACTTGCGTCACCGCCGAAATGCGACGGGTTGTCGTATGCGGCTCGCTTGTTCTCGTCGGACAAAGTTTCATATGCCTCTTTGATCGACTTGAATTTTTCTTCATCGCCACCCTTATCTGGATGGTGTTTGTTCGCGAGTTTGCGATACGCTTTTTTGATCTCGTCTTGAGTGGCGGTCTTTGCTACACCGAGTGTTGAATAAAAATCGCTCATTCAAAATGCCTTTTACAAATTTGTGTATGTGTTTTCAAACAATGATTGTCGTACAACCCATTGGTCTTTGTGATCATGTGGTTGGCGACAAACGTAATCACCAACTTTACATCGAAGAAGATTCGGCGTTCCCATTACGGTCTCGCCAAACATCCCTTGAATGTATACAAATTCAGGTTGGTCCATCCCGAGCATTAATTTCTCGAGTTGAAAGAATTCTACCTCATTTTCGGGTTTCGGTGTACAAGTTAACCAACCGTTATCGTCAATGCTGGTAACATTGTATTTTTTAAGTAGCGTCAGAGGTGTTTGTTGCCACGGTTCACCGCCTTCACCAAGACATAACATATTTGCTAGGTCAATCGGTTCGCTGCCTTCAAGTGTGTCGATCAACCAACTGCGATGTGCGATTCTGTCGACGACCACGCTCGACATAGGTTTTGCCTGAATGCTCTTGGTCTTCTTGGCAAACCTCCAATGTCTGCCGTCTGTTCGGAATATGTAACTCACGATCTTCCCTTTCATGAAATTCAATGTTTGATTGCGGAACTGAAACCGTGTGCGATCTATCAATCACTCGCGCTACTTGTACAAGACCGGACTTGGTTACTTTTATGAAGACACAAAGGGCACCGATGTATTTGCGCGCCTCAGCGTCCATCGCAAGGTCACCTCGCCCAGTCACAGTACAAAGTACATCACGCATATTTGAATGCCTTCAGTTCTCGACGATACATTTCGTCAGCGCTATCTGACTTCAGCGTTGCCAAGTACGCCTTCAAATCAGCAAGGCGCTTTTCGAGTTCGGCAATGCGATCCTTTGTCAAGTTCCACATTGGCATCGAGAGCAGTTTGTCGTAGTCAACAAAATCTTTTGTGAGCAGCAATTCAACGAGATCTTTCTTGCCTGTGTCCTTGAAGGTTTTTGTGTTGGCAAGATAGAAGCGAATGAAGCGAATCACTTCGGACTGATAGCGAATCTGTTCGTCTGTGTCGACGATCAGTTTTTGACGACGCAATTCGTACTGCGATAGACGCCATGGCACAAATGCCTGAATCACATCTTCCGCTGAGACGTATTTTTGAAGTGTGCCAGCAGGATTCCACAGCGTAAAGTTTTCAGTACCGCGCCCAATGAGTTTGAACTTCGACAACAGGGTTTCTTGATCAAGGATACTTGTGCTACGCGGCACAGTCACATTGAAGCAGAACTGATCTTCTGTTGAAGCGTCTTCGTAATCCTTGATGAACTCTTTCTCTTCGAGAGAATTCAGGAAGTCCTTGTAGGTGTCGAGGTAAACGCCAATCGGCAATTCGGTAATCTGAATGGTCGTGCTGTTCACAACCTTGAGTTTACCGGTCGTAACGACTTGCCCAGTTTCCTTGTTACGAACCACTGTCCCGTGATAACCACGGAAGAACGGCGACAGGGCGCCGTCTTTCAGGGGTTTGGATTTACTATTTGGTTTGGCATTTAGAACGCTCAGAATGGCGTCTCGTAGTTCCTCGGGATGGTAGGAGTAGATCTCACAAGCGTGACCTGTTCCTGTTCCAGAGGCGCCGTTAACGAGCGACATTGGCAGCAGTGGAATGTACGTGTGCGGTTCGATCTCTTCGCCATCAGAGATGATTGGTTGGAGAATACAGTCATCTTCTTTTTTGAAGAGTTGACGAAAGTACGGAGACAACTCTGTGAAGATGTATCGACCTGCTCCTGCTTCTTTAGTCAGACGCGATCCAAACTGTCCGGATGGAATAAACAAATTCATGTTGTTCATGCCAGGCATTTTGTCGCATGCCATACCGACCATTGTGCCAACCATCGACGTTGCGCCGTGGTGATAGTCTGTGGTAGCGGCGATCATCGATGCCAAACGCTCAACTTGAATTTCGCCAGCATTTTCACCACGAGTAAGTGTGCCGCAGATTGCCTTGCGCTGAGATGGTTTCAATCCGTCGGTCAATTTTGGAATGGACCGTACGTTGTCATAAAGACTGAAGGTCTTCAACGCCGAATCAAAGAAGTGTTTGACGCGGATTGATTGTTTTGTTGAGTTGCCGTGAACTACTGGTGCTGTTGATTTTTTCATTGTTGTATTCTATTTCACTTTAGCAAAAATTCTGTCTTGATTTCGAAGTCGACAGGCGTGCTGCTGATAATCTTGAACTTGTCTTTCTTGACCAAGTTGGCCAGCACCCATGCGCTCAAGGCATCATGAGAGGTGAACACGAGGTATTGAAGTTCTTCGTGCTGCGAGTACGATGGTCCAGAGCGAGAGTCCCCGTAACCGTCATCATACCTGAAGTCATCTTCCAGAAGAACCGCGAAATGCGGTACTGTCGGAACGTGTGTCGCGCGAGTGGCGTAGCGTGGAGATTTGTCAATTGTTGAAGTGTAGAATGCCATGATATTACGCTCTCACAATAAAGTCATCGAAGTCTGCGGCACCGGTCTCCAACCAAACTTTGCGATCGTCAGCACGTTGAGAGTTGAATGCGAGATCAATCGCTTCCTTGTCCTCGTTGTTGACCATATCAATTCGGAAGAGATATTTCTCGAGGTTGCCGAGGAACAAACTGAACTGCTTCGTGCTCCAAGTGGACAGACCTTTGTAGTACTTCATCGACCAACCCTTGACCTTTTGTCCGTCCTTCGCTTCCCACGCCTTGTAGTCGCGTTCAGTAAAGAACTCGAGAGTTGATTTGTCCTTCAGCGTGACCATGATAACCGGCGTGCGAAGAATGTGAACGAAACCTAGGTCGAACAATTCGGGCCAAAATCTGTCGAACATGTTCATCAGCAATCCGCAGATGTGAAAACCGTCGACGTCAGCATCGGATGCGAAGGCAACTTTGCCGAAGCGAAGTTCATCAAGTGATTTGACTGGCGTGCCAATCTTCAATCCGATGACCGTGAGAATCTTCTGAATCTCATTCGGTTCGATCTTGCCGTTCTTGTCCTTCTTTTCCTTGTCTAACCCGAGAACCTTCAGAGGATCTTTTTCACGAACATTGGCAGGTTTGCCTTTGAGCGGGAATGATCCGATGTACGGATTGTCGCCACGACCGCCTTGAATGGACTTGGACGCTGAGTCTCCTTCAGACAGAAACAGAATACATTTGATTCGTTGATGACGCTCTGCGGCATCTGAGAATTTTTCGACCTTGCGTGGATCCGCTTTGCCGAGTTCCTTGCCTGCTGCCTTGAGAGTCTTCATCTCTTCGGCGAGTTTCTTTGCTTCAACCCAGTCGAGAACCGATTGAATGATAGAAGTCTTCAGCAACTTCTGAATCAACTTGTCTGGGCAAGACCAGGTGCGCCCATAAGCGCTTGGCTCAGTAATTAATTCGTCTTTTGTTTGCGATGAATATCTAGGATTCACGATTGTAGCATCGACAAATAAGTGTAAATGATTTCTAATGTCTGCTGGCTTTACTTGAATTTTTGCTTTCTTTTCTATATGAGACCGCAACCCATCAACAATCTGGTTGATGATGTAATGAATGTGCGTCCCGCCAATTTTCGTCTTCGACGTGTTTACGAATGATGTATGTTGAAAACCATCCTCGGATTTAGCAATACCAACCTTAAATGAATCGGTTTCATCGTAAGCGTATTCGCCATCTTTCCCAACATACATTTCGATATAGTCTTTGAATGACCGAGTTACTACTCGCTCGCCATTCCAATAAACCTTTAGGTGGGTATTTGTTGCGGCAACTTCAACAACGCGAGAATGTAACATTGCATAACTGCCATCGTCAATCCCGCCCATGCCAAGTTTTTCAAAGTCTGGTAAGTAGGTAATGCGAGTGAAGCCTTTGCTGTCCTTTGCTGTTTCGATTTTTGCCGGTGGGCGCTCTTGTGAGTTTGACCCAAAGGTCATCAAAAATCTCTTTTTCCCGTCTGATGTTTCTACTCTAAATTTTTTGCTGAAGATACAAGTTAACGCTGCACCCTCCCCGTTTTGACCCGTAAGAGTCGCATCGTCATCATCGTCAAAATTTGATCCTGCCCGCAATTCAAAAATCATTTCTGGGATATATTGATCGTAATCAGGATGTTTAACAACTGGTATACCGCCATTATCAAATACGGTGATTTCACCTTTTACTTGATCTACGTCAACGCGAATCGTATCAAGGTGTCTGCCTTCAGCGGATTTGCTGTGATCCGCTGAATTCGAAATGACTTCATCAAATAACTTTAGAAAACCTGGGTTGTATGTGGTCTCTTGGCGAGCCATTCGCTTATCAGCATTCGGCAGCCATTCTTCAGCGGTATGCGGCTTCACTGACCCAATATACCTGCCTGGCCGAAGTAAGACATGCTCAACCTCATTTAATTTCTTGTATTTTTCTTCGATGGATTTTGTTTTTTGCATAAATATTTTAGACTAAAGAGAACTCGAAAATGTTACCATTTACTTATTGTATCACACACCTCGACACAGGCAAAATCTACTATGGGGTTCGGTGGGCTAAGGGTTGCCACCCATCAGACCTTTGGAGTATATATTTCACATCGTCTTCCAAAATAAAAGAAATAATTCAGGTTGAAGGCATTGATGCATTTAAAGCTGAGGTTAGAAAAACCTTTAAGACGGCCGAAGAAGCCAAACGCTGGGAGAGCAGGGTCAACAAGAGGATTGTTGGTAGACCGAATGTTATAAACAAATGTGCGTGGCCTGGTATCTCAGAAGCCCAACAAACAAAGCGGCACGCTACGCGATTAGTAGTTGGCAAAGATGGTCTTACTGGCTATCAGCGAGCTGGTAGACTTCAAAAAGAACAAAGATCGGTTATCGATGAGATGACTGGGCTATCTAAAGCAGATCTTAGGAAAATGAAACTTAATCAAACCCTAGATAAAAATGGGTCTCGACAAAAGATGAGTAAGTTTAGATCTGAGGGTTGCTCAAGCGGTCGATTAGTGGCGCCCAATAAAGGGCGCCTCTACGATTTAGTTATATGCCCACATTGTCAAAAGGCCGGTCGAGGCGGCGCGATGAAAAGATACCATTTTGACGCCTGTAAGAGTGTCACAGTTTGGTGACACCGCCGGCAACCAATCCGCCGACGATCTTCAGCGCAACAAACTTGGTGCCAGGTTTAGCGAATGCCAAACGTTGAAGTTCGCTGTTCCACGAGTTCTCGGCCATATGGATCGCCGGTTTGGAACCGAATTCCAGATGTTCGATGTCATCGTGTTTGCTGACTTGAGCAATAACAACACCGCGGCCGGTAATGCCTTCGTGAACGGACTTGGCATGCGAACGTGGCGATACTGCTGCTTGGTTAACAAAACCGCTTGTGTCAACAATTGGCGCGGATTCCAATTGAATTTCTTTTGCCCAATCGCGATGACTTTTCGAGGCGGACAAGAGTTGATGCCCAATGTAGTTCATATTGGACAGGGTGTAGGTTCGCGGATACCACGACTTTGTCTGCGACCCGATGAGACGCTGCGCTGGACCCTTTTTCGTAGAAAAGATCGCGCCAGCGGCGTCGATGAAATACCCGTCCAGACGTGAATTGATTTTGACCAGCGGGAACACCGTAAAGAGGGCGTTGCCAAAACCGTAAATGCGCATTTGAGTTTCTCCTATTAGGCAAGTCGATATGACTTGATATGTTGAATGAATTGTCCTTCTTGCGAAGACAGAGGAAACCGGATATAGTCACCAGTTTCCTTGTCAGTGTAGATGTACGCTGGACCATATACCGTTTGATCCAAACACGGATCGCTTTCGCCGGCATCGTACACCGCGTCGAAGTAAATGTTCGGCACAACGACACCACACGCAGTTGCCATCCCGTTCATCGAGATTTCATCTTCGTAGAAGATGTCAATTGGTAGTTCAATCGGCAAACGAAAGTTCAACAACGTGTCGTAGCAATTGGTAACACCACCATGATTCAGAGCACCACAGATGATGATCACTTTGTCGCTCGTTGCCCACTGAATGTATGCTTCGCTAGCCTCGTCTTCGTCGGTGAACGACATCGACATATCAGCAACCACATGCGCTGTCTGAAGACCGCACTGAAGAGGACTCAAGTACAGATTTGCTACGAACGCGTAGAAGCGATAGTTGAGGTCGAAGTTTTTGTATTGACTCATTGGAGTTCTTCTTTCGTGATTGTCGATGCCGCCTTGCCGTCGTACTGACCATCAAAGCGCTGCTTCAATACCTTCATCACAAGACCCATGTTTGGAACTTCACCAGCGGTCTTGATGCCGCCAATGACATCTTGAATCGCTGTGCGCAATTGGTCGTCGTTCATTTGCGAAGGCAAGAACTGTTCAACCACACCGCGTTCAGCATGTGCCATGCGAATGGCCGCTGCCTTTTCATCCGTCATCTCGACCTTTCGAATGGCAGCAATTGTTTCGTCAATGTTCTTGATGAACTTCTTGGCGATAGCAATGACCTCTTCATCGGTGGTCTCGCGGTTGCCGGCATTCTTGCCGATCATTTCTGCTTCGCCGAGCAGGGTTGTCAGAATTGCGACCGTGTCGGATCGTGTGATACGAGCACGAACTTGTGCTGCTTTGATTTGTGAAATGAGACTCATATTCAATCCTTGATGTTGATTGGCAATTATACACCCAAGTCAAAATTACAGGTGTAACGAGTTACTGCCCGTGATGGAAAACTGTAACTTTCAGATTGGCAACTGCGGGCACACCAACACTGCGAAGATATCCGTCTTCTTCAGGATATTTGGTGACATACTCAACTTGAACTTGAGCAGCATTGACATCTAATTTTTCGGCAATCATCAATCTCACTTCTTCAAGACTGACTTCATACTCCGATTTAGATGAACGTAAAACTCCGATTGCCATGATCTTCACCTCTCACATAATATAGCATTAGTTGCTGAATAAGGAATTGTTTCTGACAGGATTGATTATAACACACTTTTGCGGGGCGCCCAAAAGCGATCGTTTTTAATGTATCAAACAACCCCCACTTACGATAAATACACTATCAACTAAGGACCGCCTATGCAAAATCAACCATCAACTAGGAAATATCACTTCATTTATAGAACTACGAGACTGGACGGTAGTGGGGCATATTACATCGGAATGCATAGCACCGACCGCCTTGACGATGGGTATCTAGGAAGCGGGTCTATCCTAAACAACTCTATTAAGAAATACGGAAAGAAACTTCACGCTCGGGAGATTTTAGAATTTTTACCAACAAGACGAGAGTTAAGTGTTAGGGAAGCAGAACTAGTGTCTGAAAAAATTATTACAGATCCGCAATGTATGAACATCACTCTCGGCGGAGGAGGTGCCAGACCTGGAACAGAGAATCACTTCTTTGGTAAAAAACATTCAGCAGAATCTAAAGAAAAAATAGCAAAATCGAAAATTGGAAAACCTCTATCTAGTGAAACTAAGGCAAAACTTAGCGAAAAAAATAAAGGGCGATCTGGCAAAAAACACACCGACGCGACAAAATCTAAACTAAAATCTGCGTGGGTTAATAGGAGAAAAATTAGAGTGAGCGATGAAACAAAAAGTAAAATGTCAAAATCGCACCCTAGATCAAAGTATATTTTTTCTGTCGTAAGTCCACAAGGACTTACGACAGAAACAAGCGACTTAAAAACATTTTGTGAAAATAAAAATCTTTCTTATTCGATATTCACATCATGTATGCGAGTCGATAAACATCCAACTGGCAGAAATGCGGGTTGGACGATTACTAAGAGACCGATAAAAGACGTTCTGCAAGAATAAGACCGTGATAATGGGCGGCAACACACTTGGCAACATCGCTGCGTATATATTGTGCCAAACCAATCCAGCAGACTGCCAACCACAAGTTATGAACAGGGTCAAAGCTTGCCTTAACATCTGCTTCAATGCCTGAACGGTCTGGGCGTTCAAAGTCGAAGTCCAAATACCCGTCTTCGATCGCACTGATATGGAAGGACGTTGAGTAGTTGAAC